AACCAATCTAACGCTTTTGAAAATCTTGACTTCTCTTCAGCCATTAATACGCGCTCCAGCTTCTTTGTTCTTGCAACATTTGAACGCCGTAAGATAAAGTATCGATAATATCATCATGAGCTCCAGCAGGAAAGGTCATAATTTCTCTTTCCACTTCTGGTAGCCAATGTGTATCTCGTAATAAAAATACATCACCTGCTTCCATACGGGCAGATAAAGGTAGTGCGCGTGTAACTTTGTCTTTATCCGTCTTAAGATTTCTCACACGAATACCAGCTCGTTGCGCCATCTGGATTATCGTGGTTTGAAAACCTTGGCGTTCTATACCTACATATTTTAGCTTATTTTTATCCATTGCGCGTTTTATCGCTGGAATAATGTCTGGACCTTCTAATTTTGCTCTAGTCATATCAATAACAAGTAATCTATTGTCTGGAGTTTTTGCAAATGATGTGATTACAGTAAAGTCAGAATCTTTATTTGTTGTAGTAGCTAAGTCAACAATTCCAAACTTTTCTAAGTTAGCTAGATAATATTCTGAGCCGTCAACTAAGCATTTAAGATTTCCTGCTTCGTCTGGAACAATTGCAAAGTAATGTATCCATTCTGGCTTTAACATACCTTGACCTGCGTCAACAAACTCTGCTAGATACTCTTGTGCAAAAACAATAGAGCCAACTTCTTTTCTAGCTGCTTCAACTTCTTCGGGGTCAATCATAGGATTGTCAGTAGTAGCAAATCTAAATCTTTCCCAGTTTTCTCCTTCTTCTGCTTGCTCCCATAAATCGTAAAACCAGTTATCTCTCCCAATAGGAGTGCTAATAAATAACGCAGAACCTTTTCTTTCAGTAAGTGTAGGTCTAAGAACTTCTGACCATACTTCCGGTTTAACGAATGCAGCTTCGTCCATAACTAGAAAGTCAAGACCCTCACCACGAAGTCTTTGTGGGTTATCAGCAGACCTTACAGCAATAGAGCCCCCGTTAGCTAAATCAATTTGCATATTAGCCAAAGATACTTTTGGTTCTATTTCTCTAGGAAATGATTTTGCACTTGCGGCGATATCACGCCAACCAACTCTAGCAATTGAAAATGTAGGTGCTACCCACCAAGCTCTACCTCCGCGTAAAGCTACTTCCATACATAATTGAACACCAAGTCTTGTTTTGCCGAATCGTCTACCTGCGCAAAGAATTTTCCAACGCGCTTCTGATTCTTTTACTTTTTGTTGACCGCTATGTAAAGAAGGAAGTTTAGGAACATACTTATTCGTCATAGAGTTCCTTATACATCACAATTGGAGTATAAGGACCAACATAAGCAGATATAATATTGTAATCTATGTGTGCAATAGCATTATCAACTGCTTCTTCTTCTGTGCAGTCATCATCTTCCAAAATACCATCTACAACAATATCTAGCATTGTGTAGTAATCGTAAATAGCGATACCTTTAGTTGTAAATCCTAAATATGCTTCTTCAAAATCATCAATGACAATTGCTTCGGGATTAAATTCTTTAAGTTCGTCATATACTTCACTCATTTCATTCTCCATTGTAGTATAAGAAATCCTTTGAGTAGTTCAGTATATTCAAACTTAGAACCAACTTGTTGTCTTCCGTCAAATATATCGTGATGATGTTTACAAAGAATACAAACATTCATTGGGTCATCAGATATATCTCTGTCGCGTCCACCCATACCCTTTGCTCGTAAGTGAGCCATCTCTAGCCATTTTTTGGAATTGCAGTTCGGCCATTCGCATTTATGTTTTGCTCTCTTTAAAGCTTTCTCCCGTAGCTCTGAAAGATTTTTTTTGCCGGTGCCTTCTCTTTTTTTCTGCCCCATACCGGATATACCAGAGTTTGCACTTCTTCTTTTTTTAAACTCCGCCCAAGTTTCATTTTCTGGGTCCCATTGAACTTTACTCATTAGGTGTGCTTGGACTCCTTTTGGATAAGGCTATCCCCGAAAGAATAGCCAGTGATGGGAGGATATCGGTTAGTGGAGCCGACAAATCTATCTTAACACTTAAATCTAAAACCATAGGTTTTATTATAGTCGAATTAATTCCTCTTTGTATAGATAAGCTAAAGAAATCATTCTGTCAATCACATATCGTTCTAATGCTTTTGGATTTAGATTTGGTTGAGTCCAAGTGTCAATCACTTGTTTATTTTTTATGTAAGAAATTTGATTATCGTTGATTTTAAATCTCATTCCA